GCTTGCGAACCTACCCAATAACTAGCAGAAGCCATTAAGCCATCAGTGAAAGTTACAACAGGTTTTGCCTCGTGCAGTTGACGCAATGCCTCGCTTGCTTCAATTACTCCTTGTACGCTACCGCCACCGCTGTCTACATCAAGCAACACACCTTGAATGGCCGGGTTATTCTTAATTTCCTTAATTTGATTCGTTAAAGCATATGTGCAAGTTGCTCCCAAAAATGCTCGCTCTATAGCAGTTGGGTTTTTCATCATTGTTCCCTTCAATGACAATAAAGCCATTCCATTGCTTTGCGTGTATGTTTCGTCGGGCGTTTCCTCTGCTACAATGTTGTCATCCCATGCATTTATGGTATCACGAAGCTGATTAAATATTGGTTGGCTAATCAACCAAGGTTGATTAAGCCTCTGCAGTGTAAGGAATTTACTCACCTACTCTGATTTAACATCATAGGAATTAGAGTAAACAACGGTCAATGTGTGGCGTTGCGTTCCTGACGATCCATCTGCTGACCAAGATATTCCTTGTTGTGTTGCTGTTGCATTATCTACAGGTTGCTTGTAATTGTTTTCTGTCCAACTAGCAGTGTCTAGGGTTGCGGGTGCGTTTACAATAGCAACATCAGCCTCCCACTCATTACCCGCGTATTGTACTTTATCGCCTGCTTCATAATCTGCACCTTCAACATATGCGAGATGAGCCTTTGAAGCATCGTATGCAGTTTTAATAGCATTTTGGCGTGCTTGCATTGTTTGCAAAATTGCTAATACAAACTTTCTTGCATCTTCTGCTGTTGACTCAGTCAAATCTAACCCAACTGCAGTAAGATCACTTAAAGGGATTTCAAAAGTTTGCGTACTTGTATTAAAGTCTCCGTTAGGAAATAAATCGGTAATTAATAGTGATTTTGTATATGCCATAATATTTTTCTGTTTACAAAGATTCCTTGTCAAGAGGTTGAGTGTCTATTAGTGGTTCTTGCTTGCCTTGAACTTGCCCGCCTAATCTGTTTAAAGCTACATCAATTGGAATGTCATATTTGGTGGCAAGCTCTTGTGCCCTTTCCATAATGTAGGAAAATTCTTTTGCTTGTTGGTCAACCTCGCTTTGCCAATCTAAACCCCTTTGCCCGAAGTGTTGACTCAAAGACATTAGACCCGCTGTCACATCTTCTCTTTCTTCTCGGCTTTCCCTACCGATGTCAATTGTCAGTCTTGCGGGCGGTTGTATTTTGCATTTTTGCCAACTTTGTTGTGCAGGCAAACTTCCGTCTTCTATTCCTTTTGCAATTACTTGCAACCAAGTTTTTCGCACCATATTAGAAAACAACCTTTGTCTTTCTTCAAACTTTCTTTGTGCCTTGCCCATTATAAATCTTTGACTTGGACCTGTCAGCTTTTGTGGATTCCAAATAAATTCATAAGGCATTCCAAGCCCTACTGCAAACTCACGAACAAGAAATTCCAAAAACCCTTCAAATGTTGTACTAGGTCGATTGCCTTGAAAAGCAGTTAGCGTTTCACCTTTACGCAATACAGGAATTTCGCCTGATTGCATTTGTGAGACGGTAACTTCTGTTGGGTCACCTTTTGCGTCAAATCCATCTACCTCAGATAATCCAAATGCATCTTCATCAGGCTCATCATATTCGCTTTGCAATACCGCACTAAAAGAACTTAAATTTTTAACACCCATCTTTTCGTAGGCAAGTATTTCTTTCTTATCTCTTATATGTGCAACTGCGTGAGCAATAGAAGATATGCCTCTTTGCTGATCTGCACGCTCAGGGTCAAACAATAAACACATTTGTGAAGCAGGGATAATTCGGTATTCATCATTGCTTTCTGCATCTTGCAAAACTGAATAAGAAACTGCTTTGCCTCGTGCGTCATATGCTACGCCTTGGTCATATTTTCCGTCTTGTTTAGGTTGATCCTGTATTAGATCACTTTCAATAATTTGTATTTTTATCCCGTCATGATCTTCGACATGCAAAATGCCAACATCCCCATCTCTGTCTAAGCAAATGGAAGCCAATCTTTGTAAGTCATAAAAATGCATTCTGCCTTTAAGATCGGCATTTATTGCCCACGAATTAAAATATTCTTCAGCCTTAAAATTCCAATCTGCATCTTCCGTTAATGCTTGCGGAATTAACGGGAAAGAATATCTCGCCAAATCATCGATTGCACCTTTAACAATTCCATCGTTTGAGTACAGATATCTTCCCATTTCTATAAGCTCGACTCGTTCCCATTTTGGAATTGGGTCTTTTTGCCTAAAATAATATGGAATATTTTGCCTATTTGGGTCACCTCTACCTAGCCCATCGATAAATGTGTAATTACCTTTTGCTCTTGCTTCGTTTCGTTGTGCAAGTGCTTGTCGTTTTGTTGGCACTCTTTTCTTTTGAAAAAACTTAATCATGTTAAACGTCTCCTATGATCCATTAAGAATCTTCTTCTTGGCTTACCATATTTTGTAGGCTCTAGTTGCATAAGTGCCGTCATAACACTTGCTAATTCTTGCTTTACTTCCGCAAACTCAGGTAATTTTTTTGTGACTTGTTTTCCACCTATAGTTACTGAGATGACTTGCTTACCTGAAGCAAGGTCTTTCAATGCCTTTTGTAAATCTAGTCTTAAAGCTAATAAATCGGCTTCCGTCATTCCCGAATACAAACCCCTTGTTAGTATTGGGTCGCCTTCATCTTGCCCACCATCAAGATTGGCTGTAATCTCAGAAGTAAGGGAAATGTGTTGTCCGCTTACAGTTACATTAATTAAATCTTTAATTAACTCATTTGCATGATGGTATGCGTCAATTATATCATGTGTTTCATAATTTATAATTGTAGTTGCGGGATTGTAAGTTTCATTTTGCCCACCAATCAAAAGCACTTCACCAATCTCAGTAAGATTGTTTAATGGATCAGGCGCGGATACCTCTAGATTTTGCTCTACCTCAATGCTTGCGTTTGCATATATGTCTAAAATGTCTTGTTGCGTAAATGTTAGAAAGCTTGCATTTAATTTAATTCTAAAACGAACTCTTGTAGTGCCATTGTCATCGTAATCGCTTTCGTAAACAATTTCGTTAATAGATTGATTTTCTTCAATTGTAACAATTGGTGAAACTACATTTGCCCCCGCAATTTTATAAGTAAACACTAATCCCGACAAACTTGCTGAATGCCCTGTTGCGGGCGTTGCTATTGTTTCATCTTCAGCATAATAATTTATCGAAACAATCTTGTCCGCGAGGCTCATATTCATACCCTCAATCGTACTATCGGCTACAAATGTAATCGATAAGTTGTTTCCGACTGCCCCAATTTCTTTAGCTGTATAAATAACTTGATCGTGTGTCAAAGTCGCATATTTTGCTTCTTGCGTTGTATTAATCATACTATCAAAGATTCTTTGTCAAGAGGTTGGGTGTCGTACCCTAATTGCTTTGTTGCAATGCTTGCAACAAGGATCATCAACTCACAATCTCGTAAGTGATTATCTCTTCTAATTTGCTTCCATACATAATTAATTTGCCCATTCGCTTGTTTTTTTTCTTCTCTTATTTCGCTTGTTAAATGCTTTATGTATTCTTGCGTTGTATTTTTTGGGATTGTCCACGACCCAATTGTACCGCCCATTAATTCGGTAAGTATGTTTTTCGCTGAATCATTTGACCATACATAACGCTTTACTTTCTTTTTTAATCCTTGTGCCCGTGTGCCCATATCTGCATCTGCCCAAGTTTCTGTAAATATTTGCTTAACAGCTTTTCCTGTTGCTTTATCTTTAACGCTATAATGCTTTGCACCATCCCCCCTAAAAGGCTTCCATCCGTGTCGCTGACAAAACCTAATAACTGAAGCGGTATTCCAACCACAATCAATTAAACATCTTAATGGAGGAACTTTGTTTTCCTTTGCTATTTCTAACAATTCTATTTCTGAATAAGCTTTGCCGTAAGCAATTAATCTAGAGTTTGCACCTTCTTTTGCGTAAGCTCTAATGCAATACCAATAATGCAATCCACCGCCACCTTGCACATCAACTGCCATAAATCGCGTGTATTCGCCTTCCCACTCTTCGCCTAATGTGTAATCTTCACGCCTATGGTCTATTGTATCGTCATCTATTGATGTCATGTTTTCCTTCCAAGGTTCTCCCGCTGATTCGTTTATAAAATCCTTTAAAGGTTGCGGGTCGCCATTTTTCATTGCCGTTGTTGCACTTAAAAACTCTTCTACTAGATCACGCCACTTTACCCAAGGTGGTAGCAATGCATTCCAATAATAACTAGCTCTTGATTCGGGTGCGGTTGGATTTAATGCTATAAATTTTCCCTTGTTTGCTATCTCGTTTCTTACTCTTGGCTGATCTTCTAATTCATGTTCGCAAATTGGGCAAACTAAACGAATTGTGGTAGCTAATCGATCAAAGTCATACTTTCCATCTATCTTGCAATCATCTGCCCATTGTACATTTCCCCATTGCAATGGGTTGTATTCCTTGCAAGCAGGACATTGATAATGAAATGTTTGCTGATTGCCTTCTAAAAAACTTCTATGTATCCCATCGTTTTCCATGTCGGGCGTACTAACTATTGTTTGCTTAGAGTTCCAATAAGCCCTTGTTCTTTTTTGTACCATTTCCAATGCCCCATCGGGATAATTTCTTACCTCGTCTAAAAATAACCATCTAACGGGCTTAGATTGCAAGGATGACTTGCTAACTGCTCCCGTGACATACAATGATGCATTATTAAAATTTGCTTCGCTAGTAGTTAATGCATACTGAGTAGTAAGCAATTGCCTTGCAAGCGGGGCACACGAAAGAATTGTTGGTGTCATTCGTGTTTTCATAAAATAGTTAGCCTCGCTCCCGTTTGAGGTCACCCACATAGCAGGTGCAGGTTCTTGACATAGTGCCCAAGTTAATAAACAAATTAAAGTTTGCGTTTTTGAGCTTTGAGCAGAACACATAATTGTCAATTGACTGCATCGAGGATTTCTAAATTCTTCCATTATGGGACGAACCCACGGACTGACATCAGATTTCCATAAACCTTGGAACGGGCTAGTTGGGTCTACTTTTACATTTTTTTCGCACCACTCCCACGGAGTTGATCTGTCGGGTGGCTTCATTGCCCTTTTGAATGCTTGGCTTATTTCTTCCCTCATATTTGTATATGTTCTTTGCTTGATCCATTAAATAAAAATACCCAAGCACTCTTGTGCTTACAGGCACATCATCAGGTGACAATCCACGCTTTAGCCAAAACTTTTTATGTGCTTCACTTACTTCCCGTCGCGTGGCAAATCCCTTATTCATCTAGTTGATACCAAACCTGTCGAACGATTATTCCGCAAGCGTTTTTTTGCGTACCCATAAAAACCCTAACCTTGCCTTCCTCCATCAACCTTCTGACGATCTGCCTTGTCTTAACTACTCCATAAGCTGATTCTTTAATGAGGGTCTGCATGGTTCTCCACCCTTTACCAATAGGCATGATGCATCCATCCTTTTTTTTCAACTCAGTCCCTAATTCCTTTGTCCAATCACTCATTAAATTTAGTAGCGTATACCCAACGCTTCCCCATTTTTCTGGCTTGAAAAACTTGATAATCGTCTTTTGTGGCAAAACCATATGCCCAACCATGTGCGTGCATTAATCGGCTTGTAAAGTGTCGATTGTATTCCATGTTTAATTGACACAAGCAACCCACGCCAAAACCAACCGCACCGCCTAACCTTGCTATGCTTGCTTGTTGTATTGAATGAGTGTGCCCGTGTATAGTTGCCCCGCCTTCGCAAGAATAAATTTCTGCATGTCTTTTAGTCGCTGTTATTCCCGCGTGGAAACCATGAATAAATGTAAGTTTGCCTAATTTGTAAATACCTTCATTAACATTATAAGGCAACATCTTGCATTTGATGAATTTGCATTTTGTAGTAATACTGCGGACACCATCTTGTGCGTGATCCCTGACTAATCCGTCATCTGCATATTTTGCAGTATCCCATAATCTCTCATCGTGATTGCCACGCAAAAATACATTAGGTCTCCACTTGCTTAAAAACTCTAAACCTAACTCTACGTCCAAAGCCATGCTGTCCGCACGCTCTGTTGCTGTTGCACCTCTGCGGATTGCTCTAAAGTCGAACAAGTCTCCACCAAATATTTTAACACTTGGCTGAAAGTCATTGGTAAATTTGTACAGTTCATCGACAACATTTCCTTGTTGCATGTCGCCATGTAAATCACTTGCGTAAATCCATTTGATCGGTTGCGATTTGCTCAAGTGCATGATCTATTTCTTTTCTTAATTTTTCTTGTGCCTCAACTGCATTTAACCCAATTATAATTGGAGCTAGAGTTTCGGGGATTGCAAGTAAGATTCCTCTTGCGATTGATGCCATTTTACTGACCTCCGCTTTGGCTTCATCGATTGTAATGTAATTTCCTTTGGACACTTCAATCTCATGCTCCAATTTCTCGACTTGCAACCACACTCGCCGTGCTTCTCCTTCAGCCTTGGACATATCTTCATCAGATACATTTGAAGAATTGCGTGTATTTTCTCGCCAATTCCTAACAGCAAGAATGTCCCATCTACCATCAGGCATAGGTTGAGGAAAATTATTTTCTTTACGCCAACGCTGAATTGTTTTCCTGTCCACGCCCAAATTGTTTGCAAGCTCTGTTTGATTTTTTGCATATCTAATCCCGTCGTTTTGATTACCATAAAGTATTAATCTTTCTGCACTTGTTAAAGTTCCACCCGATTTTAATTTTTTTAAAATGTTTTCTTTTTCTTTATTTTTAATTGCTTCTATCTGCAATTCTGTAAATTCCTCAGTCATAATAGATTCTTTGTCACTAGCTTACAGGAATATTTAAATTTTTATGAGACATTGAAATTTTTTGCATATCGTTAAAGACATTGCGTGGCGCTACTCGCTCACCTACTAATTCTTAGAATTAAAAGATTGCTTATACATTATTCTAACTTGATGCATGATCTGAGTAGCCAACATATATTGGATATACTCTCTTTTATATCCATTTCTTTCATCATGTCCTGACATTGGCATACCTCGGCATAAATCAGCCAACTTATTGGCTTTCCTTGCTACTACCTCCCGCTCGTCTACTTGAGGCAAGGCTCTCTTGTCCTTATCACTTTGTTTATTTGTTTTATTATTGCGTTCACAAGCATCCCATGATCTTGCCATATCTAGCAATATTGATTCATTTGTATTGGCGTTATTCATACATTTTTTCCCGCTTCTTTATTTCTTTTTTTGCCTATCTCATGCTCTTTTGCTTCTTGTGATACATTCTCGTAATTTCACTATATTTTTGTTTTGCTTTATCGGTCTTTGTTCCGTTGTGAAATCTGCCAAATGCATTTGTGAACATAGCAACATTCTTACTAATTGATGCATGTGTTAGCCCTACCCCCCGCTTCTTGCTTAAAGTTCGCAAGCTATAGTTTTTCAACAGGTCAGGACGCATACACCAAACCATAGCAATTGTCTTTCTAAATACCTTTTCTTTATATGTTTCGGCTTCTATTGAGCCTTCGCATAGCCATGCTAATATCTCTCCAAGCATTTCGCTAAGTATAACAAAGCTTTTATCTTTTTCGCTTTCCCATTCTTCGGTATCTTCGTCAAAATAGAAATTGTCTTCGTGCTTATTTGCTCCCCAATCACCTATGGGGTACGCTCGACTAATGAATGGCTTTTTAGTCATTATATAACCAACTTAAAAAAATTAACCCAATAATTAAAAAAGCTCCTATTCCTAGCATTGTCATTATCCTACATACTTAAAACTTGCTGTAAGCCTTGATCGTGAATTGATTTTGCTTTGTACTGCACCACGCAAGGCATCATTAACTCTACCGTATCTTGTTGTGACCCATCTACTATCTTTTTTTCTAGATTGAATAATTGCGGGATTTGAAGTTGTAGAAATTAATATTTTCCCAATCGACTTTAAATGATTCCCTAGCCAACAAGACAAATAGTGTCCTAGTCCAATTCCTTGATAGTCGGGCTTAACAACCAACCTATGACCGCGCCACAAATTTTTCGCAATTGGGTGAGGAAAAGGTAAATAACTAATAAATCCACACAACTCATTATCAATAGTCATTGCAAAGCTTTTTGCTGCTTTATGTAATTTAGTGTTTAAATAGTGGTATTTTGCAAACACTCGCCAAAGTTCATGTTTGGTTTTGTTATCCAATTTGAAGATTTTGACTTGCAAGTCGGGTCTATTTTTAAGTTTTTTTTTTGAAACTCCATTTTGTTTGTATCAAAAACCCAATCAGGACATAGCCATTCCTCCACATCGTAATGACATGTACAAGCAATAAATCTTTTGTTTGTTCTTCTAATGGCCTTCTGCATTGCGTAACTTCCAATCTTTGCAACATTTCTATCTACCACGCTTGTAAATTCATCGAAAGCAAACATCGGGGCATCTAGCAACAACGATCTAGCTAAATCTACCCTCATTTTCTCGCCATTACTTAATACATTGTATGGCTTTAACCACGAAGGTGGGCTTGAAAAACCAACAGAATTAAATGTTTTGCTAATTTCTTCCATTGATGAATTTTGTGGCATATCATCAACTACGGATTTTGCTTTGTACTTAAACTCGCCAAATACACTTTCCCCAAAGAGATTGTTTAAAATTGTTGTTTTTCCTGTACCGCTACCACCCACGATTAAACCAATTGACCAATCTTTTGGTAAATCCAACGAACCAACAAAATGTTCTTTAATGTTAGTGCTTGGCAAATCGTATTTGCCCACAATCGTATTTACACGAAAACTTTCTATAGCATTGGTTTCTTTTACAATGTCAAAATTTTGCATTTATATCCTTTTTCGTTCATTAAGTTGTAAACTTTTTCTTGATCTTGTTCGTTTTTGCAAACGATTTCGACCGAATACGATTCCCCTAAATTTTCCGATAAATCAATATCGTCTTCGTCCTGATGAAATTGACTCATTAAACTCTCCAAACTTGCATTATCAAATCCCGTAAAGTTTAAATCTAATTCTCCCGTGTCCAATTCCTCTATTAAATTTTTTAATTGGGAACGATCTATTTCTGCAAGTTCTGCAATTCTATTATCAGCAATTAAATCTGCATGCTCTTGTGCTTCGTTAGCATAATCTTGATAGCTTACAGGAACGCTTTTTAAGCCCATTTGTCTTGCACATAATAGTCTGCCATGCCCTCGCACAATAAAACCGCTTCTATTGCTCACCACAATCGGTAACCGCCATCCTTGAAATTCAATGATTTTGGCTAGTAGGTTTAATTGATTTGCATCATGCTTATTTGGGTTTCGTGGATTTTCTACAATTTCCTCAATAGATACTAAATTGCAATTAGTGTGATTTTTAATTTTCATTTGTACCTTGTGCAAGTATTGATTTAAGTAAATTGTTTTCTACATACAAATCATGCTCAATTGGCGTAATTATTTTACCATTCAACCAAACTTTTTTAACGCCTTTTTCATTTCCCTCGTATGTTATTTCGTTGCCACTACTTTTGTCATTTAAAGCCACAAAGTGAATCATGCCCAAAGCCACCTCCGCACTTGGCTTATGGTTTCTTTTTACTAACCACTCGTGGCATTGATTCCAATTTTTATCAAGAAACCGCGCAAGGTCTGACATTTTCGCATCACCGCGCGAAATCACACGATGTGTTTTATCTAGTATTGCATTAAGTCGCATATTAAACTTCTTATATTGTTAGTTTTTGTTGTCAAGCTAGTACTTTCCATCAAGCCATGAAGCAAAATCTTGTTGCGTTGCACTTGGCACATAAAATTTTCGTTTCTTTGCCATTGTGGTTTTCCATCTGAGATTACTAAATTTGCAACCTTCAAAAGTTTTCCATTCGCCTATAAAGTTTACACTCTTGCTTTGCGTTTTTGACATATACAAAGTTCTAACTCTTTTATGATTTGGGTGCTTGTCTGTAATTTCACGCAACCATGATGTTTTTCTTTTCGTGCCTACAATGTGAGCCATTGCACGAGTATCTGACATTTTGCCATTGATTGCTTTAATGCTACCAAGCTTTTTAATTATTTCATACGATTGTTCCCAATTCATCCAAGTTCCATTAGACATTAAAACATCGCTTGCTTCATAGTCCAACCAAGTCTCTGCTTTTGAAGTACAAGGAAATGGGTGACACAAATTTTTTGAATTACCTCCCGCTGTTGCATATCGAAAGTGTATTGCGATTGCACCACTTGTTTTTTCTATGATCTTTTTAACTAGCTCTAAAGATAAACCCTTACTTACAGAATACATATCTTTATTGCCTTGAGTAACAATACCAATCCCGTGCGGATTGGCTTTATTGCATAGCTCTAGTGTTTTATTGCTTGGGCGGTTACCTTCGCATGGTGAAAAAATTATAACACACATTTTATTATCTCCTTTAGTTGTTTTAGTTTTGATCTTAAACGAAACGCCTAAGATCAATTGATTGACGAGTTACCGCAGAACGAACACTTGTGGTAAACTTTTTTGCCATCTTGCGACCAATCTTTGACATTGCATTTTTGTTTTCTACAAATGTAGGGAAAAGATTTACTAAATCCTTGCGTTTGCGTTTTGAGGTAAGGTTGCGAGCAAATGAATCAAAAGCCTCAACACCTTTATCGGCGGTTGCAAACTTACCATCCCATGAAACTCTTTGTGAAGTCATACCTCCGTGAGCGCATACAAAGGTTGTTAGCAAATGCATAAGTACCTTATTGTAGTTAGTTGTACCCGCAAAAGCTCTAAACTCAATTGTTGCTTTGTTTGACTCAACGCCATTTTGACGAGTGCGGTATGTGTTTAAGAATGTAAACTTGTCATTGTCAAATACGGGAACACGATTGTTGCGTACTTCTCTTTCTGCTAATTCCTTAGAAATAATTGGTTTAGCATATCTTTGGTTAAGGTAACGATTAGCAGAACCACTTTGAGCAAATATTGCAGTTTTGTTTGCGTTTGCAAATTTCATGGTGCGTAAAACAAACTCAATAGCTTGGTCAACATCTTGACCTTTAGTTAAACCTTTAACGCCTACATGAATGTGCAATCCACATGAACGATCAACAATTGCCCCGTTAGCATTTAACCATTTGAAGAAACGAACAACGCTTTTTAAACCCTCTTCGCCTTTAAGAATACGGGAAGTAAATTCAATTCCGTGATACCCACGCTTGTTAGAGATTGTGCAATCGTAACCCGCTTGCCAATCAGTAAAAGAGTTGCCGTCAAGATCATTGATGTGATTCATATCGATCATGTTTGACCAATTGTAGCGTCTTACTTCAATGCCTAATTGACGAGCAAGAGGTAATGGGAAGTTGCATTCGATTTCTACACCGAAAGTAATGTTTTTAAGAAGTTCAAGAGCTTGTGTGTGTGTTTTCATAATTTTTAATATTTGGTTGGTTGTGTAATAAAGAATATACAATCCATAGTATGCGAGTCATCGCATGAGTCAACAGGTAAGCCTCTTTTACCTGAAAATAATTTTTACTTAGGAATGTCGCTTAAATAGTGGGATTCCTGTTTTTTAAGTAAATTATTTTAAAAAAAACCGAAAAAAAAAAATGAAATTTAGGCAAAAAAAACCCCCGCCAACCAAAACGAGGGAAAGAATAATTTCTTTTTTATTTATGAAGCTACACACAATAGCAAATTTTTAACGCTTACATTCTAATAAATCTATTTCTTTGTCAATCTTTTGGATTTTATCAATCCAATGTTCTGAAATATTTCCTTCATTAAAGCTCTTTTGATATTGCGTAGCATAATAGTCTCGCTCCATATGCTTTGCCTCAATTTGTAAATGGTAAAGCTTCGCCCTATCTTTCAATTTATCAAAAAGCTTAATCCCTTTTTTCGGGTAAGCTCTTAAATAAATTTCTCTAATGTTTTTTAGTTGATGTAAATGATGTGCAATTTGATGCATTGAATATTTAGCATTATCGGGATCACGAAATATGTTTTGATCGTTTGCAAACTTTTTGAGATGTGACTTACTTACTAAAATAGCAGAAACACAATCATTAATTTCCTCTCTGCCTTTCCACCCGCACAAGAACTTGGCATTTTTTTCTTTTATAATCATTAAAATTCCCTCCTTACTTCGCCTTGCACTACGGGAAACCCTTCTTTGATTGTGGGCGGGGTCATGTAATAAGCTTGTGCAAGAAAGATTGTTTTGTTGCCATTGATACCTTTAACAATTGCGTTGCGTCTTTTATACCATCTTGGATGTCCCTCTAGCCCATCAATTAGTTGCAAAGCTTCTTCGTCTACTTCCCAAAGCTCTCCTTTAACTTTTGGTGCGTAGTAAGCTTTGTAGCATTTCTTTGTTTCTCTAAGATACCTAGAGGCATTGTAAAGAAAAGGGATGCCCCCACACTCCATAACTTGCGGGTCTGCGGTTTCGACTTCTTGCAAGAATTTCTGATCTTGCAATAATCGATTATTATGAAATCCACGCTTTAGCGTTCCATATACAAATAATTTAGTTTTCATTTTGGTTGTTTTTTTTGGTGATTAAAATTAAATTATGATTTTTGCGAATAATCTTTAAGCATTTTTTCAAGTGCGTTTTCAACTTTTTCAATTGTTCCCTCTTGCTCGGCAAACAATCCGAATGTATCGCAAACATATGAGAATTTTTCGGGGTCTGCGTTCCACTCTTTGGCTTGCTCTAGAGTTACCATAATGTTTTTGGAATTTGATATTTTAATGATTGCTTCGATTTCGTGTTTCATAATTTTGGTTCTTTCTTTTGGTTGTTGATTAATAATGAATATACTTACCACAATAAGCGAAGCATCGCATATTACAAGGGTAAAAACAGATATTATCAGGAAAAAATAATTAGCATGACAATTATAGCCCATCCCCCAACATATATGTAAGGGAAAGAGTTTTCTATTATGATGTCTAATCTAGATTCGTTTTGATCGTTCATATTGTGTGTGCTTGGTTTTGTTGTTAGATTTATCGTCCAATTGAAAGATTATCGATTCGCCCGTCTTCGCCCCAATTTATTACTGATGCAATGATTGAGCCTTCTTCATTTTCCCAATTTGTATGTTCATCTACGGGCGTGTCTTTTAAGTATGATTTGCACGCACTCAATGCGTCTTTTTTGCTTATACGAACATTGTGACCATAACCTTCCCCGACATGAATTATGGTTTCGATTCTTTTTGCTTTTTGAATTGCTTGTTTAAGTTTCATTGTAGTTGTCATTGTGTTGTTGGTTAATTATGCGGTTTGATTAATTTGATATACGTGGTCGCTATTGATCCAATTTGCTTGGGTCATGAAATCCTCGTTGACTATAATGTAAGTTCTTCCTCGTTCGATTAGTTCATTCTCGAAAGTGTTTTGTCGGCAAAAAGCGTTTGCGTTAGCTATTGAATAAAAAGAAATAATGTAGTTCATTGTTGTTGTGGTTTGTTGGTTGTAATTAAGATTATGTAACCAATTATGTACGAGACATCGTATATCACAAGGGTAAAAACAGGTTTTCTTAAAAAAAAATTATTATCAAGAATCCCTTTGTTTATCTTGGCTCAGATTCACGATATCCATCAAACCATCCATCTCCGCTTGTGTCATCGCGGGAACAATGCTTTTGAGCATTCTCCAAAGTAACTCCATACTTAATTACCTTGGTTTGCTTGTTCAAGTCCCGATAGAATCGAACTATGTCATATAGTTTCATTGATTTCTCATCTCCTAGTTCCTTTTCACAATCTTTATGTTCCCATTCATCTTGCTTGTCGTAAAATGTTTCACAAACATCGCAATATCTTTCACGAGTTGAATATGTTGCCCAACCTAGAAATGTATTCATCTTTGCTTTGCTCCTACTTTATTAGCTTGTTGGCTCGTGCCTACCATTCTTTGCCCAATAAACCCAAAGCTAGGAACATAGCCATCCGTAAAAACCCAAAGATGATATTGGTTAGCCATATCAATTAAATTAGTTTCGCTTGGGTAAATTTCCAATGCGGTATATTGCTTTCCGCAAATATCATTTTTGATTTGTTGCAAGTGTCTCCAATTTTGTATGGGGGCACGATCAATTCTTTTTATACTCAACCATGTAATGTCATGGGGTGTAGCATTAGGCACTTTGTCTCTCTTATAAACAAACACTTCGTACAAGTTATTTGTCCAACATTCACAAGGTATTTCTTTGTCTTCTATGTCTTTTGCTCTTTGCTTGTAACGATCTTGAAATTCAATCAATTGATTACCTAGTAATGGTTTTAATTTTTTCATTTGTTGTTTCCTTATTTTAATTTTGCATCGCCAACCAAGACCAACCCCTTACCCACGATATTTTTGCTCGTAAGCATAGATAATATGAAGTTTGGGGCTAATGATAACAACAAGCCTTCTTCGTTTACAATTACTTGCTCGCCACTTGGCAATTCTACTACCTCGATAAGCCCACCCACCCAAGCTTGCATTTCTTCAAGCGATGGGGCTTTGTCTTGAATTACCTTTATGGCAACATTTTGGGGTAAATCTTCCCCTTCCTTTTTGATTAGATTTATTAATTTTTGTGTGTTCATGTGTGTATTTCCTTTGGTTGGTTAGTTAATTAATTGTTTGTTAAGAAAAGCAACATTGTGAGAGCTTTTTCGATTTTGTTAATTTTTAAATCTTGATGTGCATAAACATCGTAAGTGTCGCAAATGTAAGCAACTTTCTCGTTAGTGTTTTTCCATTCGATTGCTTGCTTGGTGGTAAATGTGATGTTTTCGATTTTCATAATATTTGGTTGGTTGTAATTAAGATTATGTACCCAATTATGTACGAAGGTTCGTATACTACAAGGGTAAAAACAGGTTTTCTGAAAATACTTTTTTTACGCAGGAATCTCTTTATTGGTGCGGATTTCTATACCAATGCCCGAATTTTCAGAAAAATATTTGGCAAATTTTAACTTAAAAATTAAATTATCATCCTTCCAAAAACCTGCTGATGTCATCGCATCAATCAAGCCTTTCAATATGTTGTCAGCATCTGGGCGAGTAGCACATGGGATTGATTTATTCCTGTTTTTCTTTGGCTCGCTTTTTCGGTAAGGGTAGTGCCATTCGACAATTAATTCTACAGGGCAATCGAAAGGCACGCTAGGTTTGTGTTGAATTAATAAAGCCACAAGCATTTGTGCAGTTTTCTTTCCTTTACTAGCACGCCCCACAAATTGCCTTCCATCTTTTCTTTTAAATATTCGCAAGCTTGCTTGATGTGTTGTTTTGGGCGGTACGCAATTGATCCAAAACTTCATTAGAAAGAGATTACTTGGCAAAATTCCCGTATTCTTTCAATTAATGGTCTAGCTAGATTAATGTCAGGGTATCTTGCAATTAGTTTATCACCCACCCAATTAGTGGTAATAATGGTAACTCGTTGATGCTCAAATCTTGCGTTAAACATTTCAAACATATCGCTTTGAACTCGTGGTGTCACATTTTCCTTTCCTAAATCATCAATCGCCAAAAATGGGGCTTTGCAATATTGATCCATAACCTTTTGATGACTAGCTCGATTTTGCGACATTGCCGTTCCTAAGTTTATGGCAATGCGTTCCGCTGTTTGTACGATTGGGGTGTATCCACGCCTTGCCATTGTCTTCACAACTTCCATCATAGCTCGTGTCTTACCTCGTCTTGTATCTCCAACTAGAATCATTGATCTTTGAGCCTTAAAGTTTGTTGCCTTGTCAAAAGAGTCCCAATTTAGATTTTTACTACGATTAATTTCCTCCAAGTAAATTGGCGGTATGTTTTTTTCTATCCATCGATTGCCAATTTCTATTTTTAATTCCTTTTTCTTTCTTGCAACTTTTTCTTCAAATTCCTTTTCCATTACTTCAAGCACTTCATCGCAATATTTAATATCAGGAAACCATGTTTCCCCAAATTTAGTTTGGGTTAGCTCAAACTCTTTACCTGTCTCCAAGCATTTTTTTGTAATTGTCCTAGAATCCATTTTCATAATTCATTTCCTCGCCATTGTTATTGTCATAATTGCCTTCCATTACTTTCAAAAAGTTTTGGGGTTTGTGTAGCCAATCAAAATTGGCAACCCACCCATTTCGATTTGCATTATTTGCATTTGTAAGAAATTTGCTCTTACCCGCTTTACGCCATGTCCGTGCAAGTTTAATAATTCCATGCTTTGAAATAATTCGATTGAGTTGGGCAATTCTTGATTCTTCTAAATTGAGTCTTGGGCTTATTGCGTTTTGCGTAAGCTTGTGAAACAATGCTTTAATCTTAACCCTATTCTTAAACTTAACCTTATCCTTTACCTTTACCTTGAAAGGATTGCCTAAGCCTTGGTCAAGGCTTGAATCAGACGAAACAAAAACAAGTTTATTAATATCTAAATTATGTTTTTCTGCCTCTCGCAAAACACTCTTGTGCGGGTTATAATTTGTTTTTATGCCGTTAGGATATTGAAACTTAATAAAATTTGGCAATATGTAGAAGCGATTATCCAAAAACTCTATCTTGCCTGTTTCTAATAGCTCATCCAACGCATTAGTTTCTTTATTCAAGTCAAGACCTGTATCAAAAGAATACTTGCGTGGATCAACTTCAATAACACCCGCATCACCACACGCATCATACAAATAAAGCAAAAGCAATTTAGCATCAGGTGACAAATCCCTAAACCATCTTTTGTTCCATTTGTGTATGTCAGTAAATCTCATTTTCATAATTTTAAATTTAGTTGTGCGGGGTTGTTGTAATCGATTGCTTTTAGAGTGCGAACTTTTCTTTTAGTAACCAAACATTTTTTGCTACCTGTCTCCTTCACTAATTTCTTTTCGATTAGTTCTGTAATCCTTGGTCTTACTTGATTCATTTCAATCCCACCATAGTTAGCTAAAATCTCTCTATCCGTGCTATGTGGCTTTCTTTCTATTAAAGCAAGTATTTGGTCTTGTCGGTGATTCAAAGAGTTTCTTAGCTCTTCATAAGCCTCTATGCTGTTTCTATGCATTAAATAAGTCATTTTGCTTTTCTCCTTCCTTTACGCCATGAGTCGCTTTTGCAATAAGCAACGTTTGTTCTAAGTCTTCTATTAAATATTGACTTGCAAAATCTCTAGAAGCTTCGTCATCGCTCTCCCAATTTTCATAGAATGTACCGCCTGTTACGGGCAACTTTTTATGTTGAAATCCTAAAGCCTTACTTGCTTTTTTCAATGAACAAAACTTTCCATATGAACCAAATGTCCAAACCTTGTGCAAATCAACAAAGCATTTGTCGAAATATCGGTAATTTATAACCATGTAAGGGTCGTAATGTACACCCAATAAACGCGACCTTCCTAGTAAAAAAGGAATGTCAAACCCTTCAATATTCCAACCAAAAGCCCATTGACCCAATGATCTCACTTCATCGATGTAATGCCAAAATGTAGCTAGTGCCTTGCTTTCATCTTTTGCATCAATTATTTCTCGCTCACCACTTTCGAGGTGTAAAACCCCAATCGCTGACAACATTCCATAATCTGCATCCAAGCAAGCTTTCTTATGTTGCTTGTTATCAAACTCTGCTCGCTTTAATTCGTGTGCAATCCCCGCATCAATTATTTTTTGTTTTATTTTTTCGGCATCTTTTAAATTACCGATTGGTATATTATCTTTATCAAAATTAGGAAAATCAGATTTTAATAATTCTAATGCTTTAGTTTGTGGTCTTGTCTCTATGTCGAAAATAATGCTCATGATCTTTTGATATTCTTTCTATTTTAATTTGGTGATGTAGTTCTCTATTTGCTTTTTCGAGATAATCGCATTGTTCCATCTTTGCCCACGCCCATGCTATTGTAGCTCCAAGCGTTCCCCCGTAAACAAATATAGATAATGCTAGAATGATGTAATCAACATATGACATCATAATATTTTTTTTATTAGCTCTGCAAATTTGTTGATAAAGTGTTTGCCACAAGAAGCCTCGCTTGATGTTGCCTCTCCTTTACTCCACATTGCATTAGCCTCTTCTTCCAATTGTTGTTGTATCATTTTTATTTCTTTTTCAGTCATAATAATTTTAGGTTGAGTTGGTTGCTTTATAATTAAAAAGGCACATCTTCATCTAAATCCTCATTTGTGTCTTGAGCGGTTTGCTCACTAATTTCGTCTGTTAATGCTTCCTCTTTGCTAGAATTTCCCATGCATTCGTCACAAGCTTTTCTGAAGGCAATGCTGTCGGGGTAATTTTCGTTAGCTTCAAAATTTCCTAGAAACCATTCTCTTGATCGTGGAGTAAGCTCACCAAGTTTCTTTCCTTTGTGCTTTCCGATAGGAATAATTGCTTCTTCCCATGCTCCGCTTGTTGCTTGAGCAATTGGCTCTTTCATTGATTTACGATTTGAATTTAGTGCTTTATTCATCTCATCCGCAGAAGGGTACTCACCCCCATGCAATCCTAAACTTGCTAATGCTCGTCCAATCGCTGAACTTTCTGCATTCTCAACTGCACTTGTAGCATTAACATTTCCATCATTTCTATATTCCTCGGCAAGCCCACTTCCGTATATCATTCCATTGCTATCAATTATTTTAGCCGAAACAATCACACGCTCTGAGTCGTGATGAATTAATTCAGTTTTAATACCAAGCTCTAAGCCAAATACATTTCTTAAAATTTCAATGCGATGCACTACCATTAAATAGGTTTTACCGCCCTTTACAGGCACTCCGTCAGATTTTAACCTATTGTATGCTTGCTTGTTTGCTAATTCTAATTTGTCGTTTTCCATAATTATTTAATAATTTTGTTTGTTGTTGATTGATTGTTTAGCTTATCCGTCATGTCTTGGCGGTTGGGCTTTCTCCACACATGCGAACAATCGCAAGCTTTGCAACCTGTTTTTTAAAGAATTACATTACCATTACTTTGTAATGGTTTTTTTAATCTTTTGGTTTTTCTCCCGCAACAAATTGATAATGTTCGCCAATCCTTTGCCTTAAATGACCTTCGTATTCTCCATCAGGTTGGTGGTAAGCGTTGCATATTTTAATTTGCTTGTAATCTTGCTGTGCGTCGCCTGCTCGCTC